GATTATCTTAACGCATATGAAAAGAATGTAGTACCAGAGGCAAGACTTTGTTTTGAATATGCAACAAGATTATTTGGAGAAATGAATGATTTGGGAAAGACTGATCAAGTGTAAAGACGAAATTGTTGCCACTTTAAATGTAAACTGTGAAGAATACATTGAAGAAGGTATGACACGATTTAATAACGCAGATTACGGTTGGGTTAATCGTACTTGGAAAAATAAAAACTTAAGACGAGCACACGTAGATGTCGTTGATGTAAGACATACAAAAAAACTTTGGATGATGCACGTTTGTTTATTTCCAGAGTTGACAAATGGCGGACCTATTTACGGATTTGATATTATTGCAGGAGAGAAAAAAGTCACAGGTGCATTCCACGACTTTTCTCCACTTCTAAAAAAACAACACCCGTTAACACAATGGTTTTTAGAAGAAACTAAATGGTTTAAACCGAGTAAAGAGAGAGAATTACCAGATTGGGCAAAGGCTATCTTTAGTGGAGGTATGATAGCCGCTGGTAACGTTACTGAAGAAAAAGAACTCAATCAGATATGTACTCTAGCAGTATCAAATTTAAATTCATATATTGATAAAATAGGTGATTTTAACGGTGATTCTGATAAAGAAGAAGTCATAAAGGCACAAAATTATTATTGCGAACATCAACAAAAAAACCCACATACGCCAAGAGTAATGCAATCACTAGGGTTACCTGAAGACGATATTAAAGTCTTTTGTAGTGATAATCTCTTTCCTATCATTAAATAAATCTTATAAATAGTAGTAAACTAAGGATTTAAAATGGCAGAACCAGCAACTAGAGAAACACTAAAACAATATGCTTTAAGGGCATTGGGTAAGCCAGTCATTGAAATTAATGTAGATGACGACCAATTAGAAGATAGAATTGATGAGGCAGTACAGTATTTTCAACAGTATCATTATGATGGTATTAGAAGAACATATTTAAAGTACAAATTAACTGCTGCTGATAAAACTCGTTTAGCAACTATCAATGGTTCAACTGAAACTGCCACAGATAGTGTATCAGGTAATTCATCTACTTGGTATGAAGATAATAATTATCTTGTAGTACCTCAATCTATTATATCTGTAATTAATATATTTCCATTTTCAGACAAAGGTAATTTAAACTTATTTGATGTACGATACCAATTAAGATTAAATGACTTATACGATTTTTCTTCTACGTCTGTAATTAATTATGATATTGTATTAAGACATTTAGACTTTTTAGATCACATATTAGTAGGTGAAAAACCACTAAGATTTAATCAACACGATAACAGATTATATATTGATATGGATTGGACAAATGATTTAGAAACAGATGAGTACCTTGTTATCGAAGCATATCGTAAATTAGATCCAACTGCTTATACAGATGTGTGGAATGACATTTATTTAAAAAGATATACAACTGCTTTATTTAAAAAACAATGGGGTGCAAATNTATCTAAATTTAATGGTGTTGCAATGGTAGGTGGTGTTACATTAAATGGTCAACAAATATATTCAGAAGCACTACAAGATATTGAAAAATTAGAAAACGAAATTAGAACAACATTTGAATTAAATCCTGCAATGATGATAGGATAATGCTATGCCAGTTAATCATTACTTCCAAGGTGGCAACGGCATCGGTAACCAAAACGAAAAAAGACTTTACGAAGATTTAATAGTTGAAGGTCTTAAAATTTACGGCCACGATGTTTATTACCTACCACGTACATTAGTCAATAGAGATTTGATCTTAGGAGAAGATACGACTTCTCGTTTTGATGATTCTTGGTTGATTGAAATGTATATAGAAACTACTGAAGGATTTGCTGGTCAACAAGAATTAATATCTAAATTTGGATTAGAGATTAGAGAAGACACTACCTTTATGGTGTCTAAACGAAGTTGGAATTATCACGTAGGTCAAAAAGATAGTTTGATTGCTGAAGGACGACCAAACGAGGGTGATATTATTTACTACCCTTTAATGAATAGTTTTTTTGAAATTCAATTTGTTGAAGATCAGGAACCTTTCTTTGCATTAGGTCAATTNCCAGTTTACAAATTAAGAGTAACACGTTGGGAATACAGTTCGGAAGAATTAAATACAGGTNNAANTANNATNGANNNNGCNGANGANACTTACACTTTAAATACTTTAAATTACAAGTTTACTTTAGAGAGTGGTCAAGTTGCATTNGATGGNGAAGGATCAATACAATTAGAAACAGATTATTCTACAGGNGAACCTGCATTTTTATTAAATGAAGATTACACAGAAGCTGCTATACAAACACAATCAACATATGCTTCAAATACAGATTTAGATACCGAGGCAGGTTTTGATACTGCGTCAGCGTTAGATGATATATTAGACTTCACAGAAAGAAATCCATTTGGAGATGAGGATAGTTAATGTTAGGAAATAGATTTTACAATCAAGGATTTAGAAAACTTATTATTGCATTTGGACAAATATTTAATAATATTGTTATTCAAAGAACCAATAGTTCAGGCGGTGTAACTGCTAGAATAAAAGTTCCTCTTGCATATGCACCAAAAGAAAAGTTTTTAGTTAGATTGGATCAACAAGCAAATTTAGAGAGTAGAGAATTTGCTACAACATTACCTCGTATGGGATTTGAGATTACAGGATTATCTTATGACGCAAGTAGAAAACTTACAAGAGTTCAAAAGTATTCACAAGTAAAATCAAATGAAGATGGCAAGAAGATGAATTTTAATTATACACCTGTGCCTTATAATATCAGTATGAATTTATATGTGTTTACTGCTACTGCTGAAGATGGTCTACAAATTATAGAACAAATACTTCCATTCTTTCAACCTGATTATACAGTAACAATTAATTCTATACCTGCATTAGATATTAAAAGAGATATACCAATCATCTTAGGAAATATAAATTATGAAGATACTTACGATGGAGATTTTACAAACAGACGTGCTGTAATTTACACGTTATCGTTTACTGCTAAAACGTATCTATTTGGTCCTATGAACAATCAAGGTGTTATTAAAGAAACACAGGCAGATTTATATTCAGATACAGATGTTAATTCAACAAGAGAGGAAAGGATTGTAGTCGTTCCAAATCCAACAAGTGCTGACGCAGATGATGATTTTGGATTTACAACTACGATAAGTTTTTTTGAAGACGGTAAAACTTATAATCCTTCAAGTGATAGTGATGAGTAAATTAGAAGATAAAGTAAATGAAATATTAGGTGTAGAAACAAAAGCACCTGTAGAACAGAAACAGTTTAAACCTTTAGTTCCTCGTGTAGAAGATAAAAATAAAGAAGACGTTGATAATGATTACAAATACAGTAGAGAAAATTATTACAACTTAATTGAAAAGGGACAAGAGGCAATACAAGGTATATTAGACATTGCACAAGAAGGACAACATCCTCGTGCATATGAGGTTGCAGGTCAACTGATAGGTCAAGTAGGACAGACTGTAGATAAGTTACAAGACTTGCAGAAAAAATTAAAAGACTTAAAAGAAGTTCCTAATAAAACAAATGCGAATATAAAAAATGCCCTTTTTGTAGGTTCTACAGCAGAATTACAAAAGATGTTGAAACAAAATGATGAAGATACTAAAAGCAAAAATATCACACCCGAAGAAACAGATATTTCAGATAAGTGATTTAACCTATATTAGGTCAATGACACCACTAAAAGAATTAATAGATGGTGAAGAAATGATTGATCCTATAGAAGTTGTTAAACACGAAATTTCTGATAGAGTAAGATACGGCGCTAGTGGAGTGCCATATATAGAAAAAAAATTTAGTGTATATAAAGGTAGTCAAAGAATACAAGCTGCTTTGAAATTAGGTTACACTCACATAGAAGGTATAATAACAAATGAGTAATGACGCATATTTAGGAAATCCTAATCTTAAAAAGATTAATACACCTGTTGAGTTTTCACAAGATCAAATTGTAGAATATCAAAAGTGTGCTGAAGATCCTTTATATTTTATGGAAAAGTATGTACGTATTGTATCACTAGACGAAGGTCTTGTACCTTTTAAGATGTATGATTTTCAAAAAAGAATAGTAGATACTATTCACAATAATAGATTTACAATTTGTAAACTACCAAGACAGTCAGGTAAATCTACGACAACTGTTTCTTATCTAATGCACTATGCAATGTTTAATCCAAACTCTAACATTGCCATTCTTGCCAATAAATCATCTACTGCTAGAGATATATTAAGTAGATTGCAACTTGCATATGAAAATTTACCTAAATGGATGCAACAAGGTGTTGTTAACTGGAACAAAGGTAATATAGAATTAGAAAACAAATCAACCATTGTTGCAGCTGCCACATCTTCAAGTGCTATTCGAGGTGGTTCATATAATATAATATTCCTTGATGAGTTTGCTTTCGTACCTACAAATATTGCAGAATCTTTTTTCAGTTCAGTTTATCCTACAATATCTTCAGGACAAAAAACTAAAATGGTTATTGTATCAACACCATATGGTATGAATCAATTTTATAAATTATGGGTTGACGCAGAAAACAATAGAAACGATTATATACCTATAGAAGTACATTGGTCTGAAGTTCCTGGAAGAGATGATGAATGGAAAGAACAGACTATAAGAAACACATCACCAGAGCAATTTCAACAAGAGTTTGAATGTGAATTTTTAGGTTCAGTTAATACGCTTATATCACCAGCGAAAATTAAATCAGCAAGTTATATGGATCCAATTCGTTCACAAGGTAGTGTAGATCAATTTGAAGAGGCAATAAAAGATCATACTTACGTTGTTACTGTTGACGTAGCACGAGGTGTAGATAAAGATTATTCAGCCTTTGTTGTGTTTGATGTAACACAAATGCCTTTTAAAGTGGTTGCATTATATAAAAATAATGAAGTTAAACCTTTTGTCTTTCCTAATATTATAAGTGAGATAGCAAAAAGATATAACGAGGCACATATACTAACTGAAGTCAATGATATAGGCCAACAGATAGCAGAGGCATTACAATTTGAAATAGAGTATCCTAATGTATTAATGTGTACACAAAAAGGACGTGCAGGTCAAATACTAGGTGCAATGTATAGTGGTCGTGGTTCATCTATGGGTGTTCGTATGACTAAGCAAATTAAAAGAGTTGGTTGTGCTAATTTAAAGACACTTGTTGAAGGAGATAAGATGATAATTAACTCTTTTAAAATTATACAAGAGATGTCAACTTTTGCTAAAAGAGGTCAATCCTGGCAGGCTGAAGACGGTAGCAATGATGATTTGATGATGTGTTTAGTTATGTTCGGTTGGGTATCTAATCAAGGATATTTCAAAGAATTGACTAATCAAAATGCTCGTCAACAAATGTATATGGAACAACAGAAATTGATAGAAGAAGATATGGCACCGTTTGGTTTTGTAGATGACGGTATTAACTCTGATCCTATGAATGAGGAAACAATAGACGAATATGGTACTAGATGGATGCCTGTAGTCCGTAAAGACCATTAGTGCAATTTACGGTTATTATAAATATCCGTAAGTATGAAATTTGACTATGGGCGTAAGAAAACTTACGAATATATGAACTTATATAAGATAATAATTAGCTAATTAGAGGAGAAAACTATGGCATTTCAAGTATCACCTGGTGTTCTCGTACAGGAAAAAGATTTAACAAGAATCATTCCTGCTGTATCGACTTCTATTGGTGCCTTTGCTGGTTCATTCAACCAAGGTCCTGTAGATGAGATAATATCTATTTCTAGTGAACAAGAACTTGTAGATACATTTGGTAAACCTGATTCAAGTAATTTTGAATACTTTTTCAGCGCTGCTAACTTTTTACAATATTCTAACGCATTAAGAGTAGTACGAGCTACCCAATCGAATACATTAAACGCTACTGCAAACGGTAGTGGTTTACTTGTAAAGAATACACAAGACTATGAAGATAATTACGCTGATGGTTCGGCTGCTGTCGGAACATTTGCTGCTAGATCACCTGGCGCTTGGGGTAATAATTTATTAGTCGCAACTTGTCCAAGTGCAAGTGCATATGAACAAACATTAACAACATCACAACAAGCAGATGGTGGTGCCGCTGTTGGCGCAACGTCTGTAACTGTAGACTCAGATGCTACTTCTTACTTAAACGTAGGAGATATTGTAGAGTTTTCAACAACAGGTGGTGGAACTGACTTTACTACTGGTGAAAAATATAGAGTAACTTCAGTTGCTACAACATCTATTGGTATCGTTCAACATCCTAGAGGTGAGGGCGGATTAATTACTGCTGTTGTAGATGACGCAAGAATAAAAAGAAGATGGAGATATTATGATGTAGTTGACGGTGCTCCTGGCACATCAACTTATGTTTCTACTAGATCAGGTTCAAATGATGAAATTCACGTAGTCGTTATTGACGAAGACGGTGGAGTTTCAGGTGTTCCTGGTACAGTTTTAGAAACGTACTCAAAACTATCAAAAGCTTCTGACGCAAAATCACCACAAGGTGATGTTAACTACTATCCAACTGTAATTCAAAATAAATCAAATTACATTTTCTGGATGGATCACAACAGTACAGGTACCAATTGGGGTAATGCTGCTGCTAGTACAACATATACTTCGGTAACTGTTCCTACTAGTGAGTCTTTATCTGGAGGTGCTAATGGTTCTGCTGTAACTGACGGTAATCTAAAAACTGCTTACGAAAAGTTTGAAGATGCTGATACAGTTGATGTAGGATTAATCATTGCTGGTCCAAGTGGTTCAACAACACACGTTGACAACTTAATTACAATTGCAGAAAATAGAAAAGACGCTATTGTATTTGCTTCTCCACAAAGAAGTGACGTTGTTAATATCTCAAACTCAAATACACAAAAAGATAACGTAGTTGATTTCTTTAGTTCGGTACGTTCTTCTTCATATGTTGTATTTGATAGTGGTTACAAATACTGTTACGACAGATATAGTGACGTTTACAGATACGTACCATTAAACGGAGATATTGCAGGATTGGCTGCTAGAACAGACATTGTTGCAGACGCTTGGTATTCACCTGCTGGATTTAACAGAGGTGTAATTAGAGGTGCTGCTAAACTAGCGTTCAACCCTACAAAAACACAAAGAGATGAGTTATATCCAAAAAGAATTAATCCAGTTGCTACCTTCCCAGGTCAAGGAACTGTATTATTCGGAGACAAAACTGGATTATCATCGCCAAGTGCTTTTGATAGAATCAACGTAAGAAGATTGTTTATCACTTTAGAGAAGGCGATTGCAACTGCTTCTAAATTCCAATTGTTTGAGTTCAATGATGAATTTACAAGAGCGAACTTTAGAAACATTGTAGAACCTTTCCTAAGAGAAGTACAAGGTCGAAGAGGTATCACAGACTTTTTAGTAGTGTGTGATGAAACTAACAACACAGGCGAAGTAATTGATAGAAATGAATTTATTGCAGAAATATTTGTTAAACCTGCAAGAAGTATCAACTTTATTACATTACAATTCGTTGCAACCAGAACTGGCGTTTCCTTTGAGGAAGTTGCTGGCGGTTAATAGTAGAGAAGGAGAATAAAAAATGGCAAACATAAATGACTTCAAAGCTAAACTTGCTGGCGGTGGCGCAAGGCCCAATCAGTTTAAGGTGACTATGCCTTTTCCTGGTTACGCACAAGTTGGCGGAGAAATAGAAGACCTAGCGTTTCTATGTACAAGTACAACAATACCTGCTATGACTATCGGTAATATAAACATACCGTTTAGAGGTAGACAAATCAAAGTCGCAGGTGACAGAACTTTCGGAGATTGGTCTGTTACTGTTCTTAACGACACAGACTTTAAGTTAAGAAATGCTTTTGAAAGATGGCAGAATGGTATCAACAATATGACTGATAACGAAGGACTTTCAAATCCTGTAGATTATCAAGTTGATATTTTTGTTGATCAACTGGACAGAAACGGTAATACGCTTAAATCATATACTTTAAGAGGTGCATATCCTAATGAAGTTTCATCAATTGATTTAAATTATGCAACAAATGATGAAATTGAAAGTTTTACAACTACATTTCAATATCAATATTTTGAAACAAATACGACTACTTAAAACTTATATAAGTAGTTTAATAGGAGAATTAAATTATGGCAGAGTTATTTGGATTTAATATAACAAGGGTAAAACCTCAAACAGATCCAAAACAGCAATTCAGTCAACCACAAGCGGATGACGGCACACAAGTCGTTGCCGCTGGTGGTTTCTTTGGCAGTTACCTCGATATGGAGGGCACTGCCAAGACTGAGCAGGATCTAATAAGAAGATATAGAGAAATATCACTACATCCAGAATGTGATATGGCAATCGAAGATATTATCAACGAGGCAATAACTTCAAACGAAAACAAACAATCAGTAAAAGTTATTACAGATCAACTTACATATAGTAGTAACGTTAAACAAAAAATAGAAGAAGAATTTAAAGAAGTGTTAAGACTAATGCAGTTTAACACTAGAGGACACGACCTCTTTAGAAGATGGTATGTTGATGGAAGAATCTTTTTTC